AAGAATTTGTAGGTGCTGATCAGTTCAAGTCTTATGAAGATTTGAAGAAACGTCTTGGTTATGTATTAGGTAATAAGACTTCTGCACGTCCTACATTTGACGAGTCTCATGAAGATGAGAATGAAGGCCGTGGTGCTGCAGAGCAAGTTGTTGCTAATGCGGTTGCTACATCAACTCCTACACCAGTTAGTGTAGGTGCTGCTGATGATGATCAAGAAGATGATACGTTATCATACTTTGCGAAACTCGCTGCTGAATAAAATAATAAAAGGGGTCATTAAGACCCCTTTTTTATTGTGGTATTGTAACTCTAGTATTTTCTGTCTGACTTAATTTATCATTCACACGTGATGAAGATTGTTGAACTATCATTATATCTCTCATATCATTAATAAACTGTTGCAGATAACGTTTTTTAAGAATATGTATAGAACTCTTATTAATATTAGTCTTTAGTTCATATTCATAATTACTAATACCTTGTAGGGTATCTACAGAAAGAGGTGTTATGTATTGATTATTATAATAATAAGTAACTGAAAAATTACTATCAACTCTTTGACCACTAGGAAGAATTGTTCTTCCATCACCGTCTAAGAGTTCTTTTGTTTCATAATGATGAATGGAATTTACATCATTACCATACTTAGTTACACAAAAATTATATAATTCTTGATTCTCCAGAGGCCATTCATCTCTAACATTAATGATTCCTGCAGTTAATAATACAACCCAGTCTAAGGTATCATCACCATATAATTCTTCTGCAATAGTATCAGGTCTTGCACCTTCTCGAATCTCATACTTATCAAAGACGGTAAATACATTCTCTAAGTCATCACGTACTTTATTTCTTCTGAAAAGATTTTTAACTTCAAGATAACTTTGAGATGAAAGACTATCAGATAAAAAATTCTGATATGCTACATCTGGTAATTCTCTAAAATATCCCATTAGAATCCAACTCCATCTGAACTATCATTATATCCTTTATAATCTTCAGAATAAACAGGTGTTAGTTCTGTAAAACTTAAATCCATAGTCATAGCAATTGGTGCACCATCATTGTATGTGGCCCACGTTCCGTCTGCAGTATAATTAACAGCACATGTTTTTAATGCACATAATTTGATTCTATTTAAATAATCTTGTGCTTTTCCAAGATATTGAATTTCAAAAACTTTTGGTGTTTTTAAATTAGCCCCTCCACTAGCAGATTCTGGAGCCATATTTCTCTTAAATGCTTTAATGATAGTCCTGATTGTTTCTGCTTCTTTTTGAAATCTTGGTGTAAACCTAAATTGGTATGAGAAACTTCGCAGAGCTGGCCCTTTAAATAGTAATTCCATGTTTGGATTTAACACTTGCCCACTACCTCTTGCCATTACTTGATCAACACTCATATTACCAGCAATACTATTAACAGCCTGTGCTGCAAAATATTGTTTAACTAGGGGATTACCTTTAAGTTTTGCTACCATACTATTAACACCTTTACCAGCATCTTCCATCTTGCCTTCCATCATATCAGAACCAAGTTGAACACCAGCTGCTTGCATAAAATTCATATTACTTTGACCCCAATCAGCATTATTACTATCTGCTAGAGAAGCAGGGATTGGTAAAATGATATTACCTATTAGATCTGCTTTTAATGAATTACTATCTCTTGTTATAACTCCACTTCTTTTATATTTGAAAATAGTAAATTTCAAAAAATCTTGGGTATTATCTATTGTACTGTATGGATATCTTAGACCTGAAGGTAACTTCTCTGGAGCTGCTGGTTTTGGTTTAGCAGTAATCAGCGACTCAGTTTCTTTGATAACGTTATCAGCGTATATATCGTCTTTTGTAGGAGCAACTGCCTCTGGCTGCTCTTTCTTATTTTTATTTCCAAATCCCCAACCCATTTTTCAACCTTTTATTATCTATTTATACGTATATTCTGAAAAGGTATTTCTCTTGCATCTGCAAGTTCTTCAGGAGCAATTAAATACAATCCACCAGCTATCTCATTCCATGTATATTGTCTCATTGCACCCCAATGATAATTTAATCCACGAAATCCCCAATCAAATACATCAGTTACTGCAACTAAAGGATTTTGATCATATTGAATATTTGGGGTTTTAGGTCTGTATACAAAGCAATAAAAGTTTCCAGCTTCTGGTGTTTTTCCACCTTCACTTAATATATCCATTACTTCTAGCATTAAATCATCTGGACTTTCAGTACCAGTTAAATCATTGATAACTTCACGAAGTCTATTTGATTTAGTTTCTGAAGGTTGAGCCATTACTTAATTCCTAATTCGTCTTCTGTTAATACTTTAAATTCCCACCTACGGTCAGCACAGAATTCTCTTGCTGCTTTCCATTTTGCTTGATTTCTAGCATATTCATAAACCTCATAGATATACCCTTTTGTTTTCTTTTTCTGAGGTTTGGGTTCCGTGCATTGTTTTTTTGGTTTCACTTCAATTAAGTATTTTTTAACATGACCTGTTGATTCTTTAACTTTAATATAGAAATCTGGAAAGTACCTATGGATTCTATTATCGAGGGGAGATCTGTATGGGAGGAATATTTCTTCACTTCCCCATTCTAAGATATTCTTGTTACCATCACAATATTTCATGAATTTAAGTTCCCATAAAGAACGGTAAATTATGTTTCGAAAGTTACCTTTATACTTCAATGGGTTATTTGGCTGATATCTTCCTTTATAAGACATCTAAATAGAGATATAATAATATAAGTATATTTAGAGTGGCAGGTCTTATTTCAAAATATAAAATGGGTACACTTACCAAGTTGGATCTTGGTAAGGTATCTTTGAATAACCAATATCAAGTACATATCACTGGTATATCATTTGAATTAAAGAGATATCTTAAACAATATTATGATATTCCTAATGATTATGCTAACGGTAATAAGGTTGGTATAATGTGTGCTGAAGCTACATTACCTACTAGTTCATTTGCTACATCTGAAGTTAAGGATAATTATCAAGGAATCAATCAACAGTTTGCACATACAAGAATATATGTTGAAAGTGATTTTTCATTTTACGTAGATCAAGATTACAATGTTCTCAAATTTTTTGAAGGATGGATGGACTATATTTCGGGTGATGATAATTTTATGGGCATTACTCGTGATGATGATGTGAATTATTATAGGAGATTTAATTATCCTATGAATAGAGATAATAAGGTAGGATATAAATCTGGAGCATTAACTATCACAAAGTTTGAAAAGAATTTAGATCCAAAGAAAAGTATTACATATGATTTTGTAAATGCCTTTCCTAAGTCAATAACTTCAATACCAGTTCAATACGGTGCGGCTGATGTTTTAAAAGTCAATGTTCAATTTGCTTACGACAGATATAGAATGAAGTAAAAAGTTTGTAGAAACCGTATATATAATATATAATGATTTACATAATATTTTTATTATGCCTTTACCAAAAATTAATACTCCAATTTATGAATTGGTATTACCATCTAGTGGAAAAAAAGTTAAGTACAGACCTTTTTTAGTTAGAGAAGAAAAAATTCTGATTATGGCATTGGAATCTGAAGATCAAAAACAGATTTCTAATGCAATTAAAACAGTAATTACTGAATGTATTCAGACGAGAGGTGTTAAAGTTGATAAAATGCCAACTTTTGATATTGAATATTTGTTCTTGAATGTTCGTGCTAAGTCTGTTGGTGAAACTGTTGAAGTTAATGTGACTTGTCCTGATGATGGACGCACACAAGTTCAAATGGAAATTGATATTGATGCTATTCAAGTTCAAAAGAATCCAGATCATACGGATACTATTAAATTGGATAAGGATTTATCAGTTAAAATGAATTATCCATCTATGGCTCAATTTATTGAGAATAATTTTGAAGTTGATGTTAATAAACCTCAAGTAGATCAATCTCTTGATATTATTATGGCCTGTATTGATCAGGTATATACTGCAGAAGAGTCTTGGGATGCTTCTGATTGTACTAAAAAGGAATTAAGAGATTTTGTTGAGTCTATGAATTCTAAACAGTTTAAGGATATTGAAACATTTTTTGAGACAATGCCTAAATTACAACATACTGTTAAGGTAAAGAATCCAGAGACAAAAGTTGAAAGTGAGGTGAATATAGAGGGTTTAGCATCTTTTTTCAGTTAGCTCTAGCTCATGAGAGTCTAGAGAATTTCTATCGGACAAATTTTGCCCTCATGCAACATCATAAATATAGCTTAACGGAGTTAGAAAATATGATTCCGTGGGAAAGGGAAATTTATGTTTCACTTCTCCAGCAGTATATTGAAGAAGAAAACCTAAAGCATCAGCAAAAAGGAGGAAGCTAAAATAAAATGGTTGCACTATTACCAGCAGGAAAAAAAGGTGGAGCAATAGTCTCAGGTGGAGCTAAAAAAATTGGTTCCTCTAGTTCTGGTGGTGCTAAATTTTCTAGTTCTGGTGGTGGTGCAGGAGCACAAGGTAAACGTGGTGGTGCAGGAGCACGAGGTAGACGAGGTGCTACTGGTAAAAAAACTGTAAGTAAAGAACCTATATGGAGTTCTGGTACTACAAAAAAGGGTGAGTATCTTTCTGCTGGTGATAGAAAGGCAGCATTTAAGAAGAGTAAAATAAGTGGTGAAGTCTTTAAAAAATCAAGTCCTCTTACAACTGGTCTTGATCCTGTTAGTGAGGGTGAGGGTACTCTTGATGCAGAAAAACTTAATTTAAGTGGTAGTGGTAGTGATGTTACAGACGCTTTAGAAAAAAGAATTAGTGCTAATGAGACAAAGATTACTAGAATTAAAAATATACTTCAATTAAAAAAGAAAAATGAACCTGGTGAGGAGATAGCAGAAGCTGCTTCTGTACTTGAAGATATTGGTAATGCATTATCAGCAGATTTTGCAAATAGAATTACACAAGAGGAAGATGCAGTAGCAACTTTAAGAGGAACTGCAGATAGAAAGAAGAGAAGTGGTGCAGAGGCAGGAATAGAAGCTGTTAAGAAAATTGGTTCTACTTTAGGTAAATCACTTGATGTGGTAGCAAAACCAGCACAGAATATACTTGATAAAGTTATAGGATTTTTTGGTAATTTAGCAGCAGGATTCTTAGCAGATAAAGCAATAACATGGTTAGGTAATAATCCCGAAGGAGTTACAAAGTTCTTTAAATTCTTACAAAATCATGGTAAGAAACTTTTAATTGGATTAGGAGCCCTTGTAGGTGGAGTTCTTATATTCAAAGTGGTTAAGAAAATTAGACAGTTTGCTAGGTTTGCTGCTGGTGTTTTTAAAGGACTGAATAGAGCTAGAAGAATTGGTAGAGTCTTTATGAAGAGAACTCTTCCAAAGATGCTTAAAAATGCTAAGGCTGCAGTTGCTGGTGTTCTTAAGGGTATTAAGGCCTTTGCTAAGGGTATCCCTGGTGTAGGTAAGGTAATGAAGTTAGGGAAGAATATAATAAAAGGTGGAAAGAATGTAATTAAAGGTGTTGGTAAAGGTGCTAAAGCACTAGGGAAAGGTACTGGTAAACTATTAAAGAGTGGTGGTAAGGGTCTAATAAAGAAACTGGGTAAAGGAGGAGCTAAATCACTCCTCAAGAAAATTCCTATTGTTGGATTGGGTTTAGGTGCTGCATTTGCTGTGAGTAGATTAATGTCCAAACCACCAGATTGGAAAGGTGCTTTAGGTGAAATGGCTTCTGGTGCTGCGTCTATGATTCCTGGTGTTGGAACTGGTCTTTCACTTGCTATTGATGCTGGTATGATGGTAAGAGATAGTAAAATGGAGGCTGGTGCTGATAAAGAAGGTGGAGACGTAAAAGATGCAATGGGTGATTATACAAAAGTAGTAGATACAATAGCTAATAAGGAGAAAGGACTTAACTTTGATAAGAGTGGGTTGTCAAAAGGAAATCTTAAAGGGCCTGATAAAGGTGGAACTACGGTTATGGATCCTATAACAGTTGCTGATCAAGTTAAAGCAAAAAGTGGTGGTGGTGCATTAGGTGGTGAAGAAGATACTATACCTATTGTTGATTCAGAGGATAATAGTAATTATTACATTGAACATACTAAAGAGCAGTTGGGGATATTTGCATAAATGAGCACGAAACAAGAAGTAAAAAAATTAAAGATTACTGCTGTTAATCTTAGAAGTGTGTTAACTGACAAGAGTAAACAACTTGAAAAGTTAGGTGATAGGAAGAAAATTCTTGTCCGTAAGCAAAGATTACAGGCAGAAAGAGCAGCTGCTGAAAAGGATGTTGAAGCAACTGAAAGTAAGAAAGGCCCTATAAGAAGTGTTCTTGGTAATGTTGGTGGTATGGTAATGTCCATCAAAGATAGAATAATGAACTTCTTTGGATATCTTTTAATGGGATTTGTTGTTGATAAGTTACCACAAATTATTAATTCCTTAAAATCAGCATATGAGAAAATAGAACCTTTTCTAAAAATTACATGGAAAGTAATAAGTACGATTGCGAAAGCATTGTGGAAATTTGGTGGTTGGGTTTCTCAACTTTGGAAACCAAAACAGGCAGAAAAAAATGTAGCTGCATTGGAAGGTGCAAAGGATGGTATTGAAAAAGAAATTGATAGCATACCAGATCTTGAAGAAGGACAAGAAGAATCAAGTGATGCTCAACCTAAACCAGATGGAGCGATTACTCCTATGAATTTTAAAGGAGTTGATGAAGATACAAGTGCTGAACAGAGAGAATTATTAGAGGATGAAGCAGCA